AAATCGTTGGCTCGGTTGCGGTTCCATCCCAAGCAAGATCGGTTCGGAATGTTACCGTGGCCGTTTGGCCTTCGGTGATTGCAGTCAAGTAATTAAATGAGCCGCTACCCTCGCGATCCGTCATTGCGATCGATGGTTGCAGCATGACATCGTAGGCATTAAACACACCTTCTGCGTTCGTCAATGCTTCTGCGGTGCCTGGTGTTGCCTCGACTTTTGCCGCGAGCGTTCTGATTCTCTTTAGTAGTGGCATTGCCAGTTATCTCCTTACCTCAAATGGATCGGTCTCGCTTGCGCGGTAGGTGACTGTGATCGGTATTGTGATTCCCTGAGAATCGCCTTCGTTTGTAAAAAATGGCTCACTGGCTCCCATATCGGCAAACAGTGCAATCTCGCCGAAGTTGTACCAAGTCGAGCTATTTGTAATCGCTTTGCGTATGTTTGCTGCGATACGGTTTTCGCCGATCGCATAAGCGGTTTCGCTGCGATCGCCTTCACGCAAAAACACTTTGATCTGGTATTCGACCTGCCATGCAATCGCTGGCGGATTGCCTTCGTGATCTAACTCTGGCAGTCGATCTTCTGCGCCTTGCACAAGCAAAACGCGATAGTTTTTCGGTGTCCAGTTTCTTGCTAATCGATCAGGTCTAATGACATCGACAATATCGAAATCAAAACTATTAGCGATCTGGATTTCCTCCAGTCGCTCGATGATTTCCTGAGCAATTCGCTCTGGTATTGATAGTAATGGTGATGTCATGTTGATGCCGCTGCTGATCGTCTTCGCACAAAACCAATTCGCTTAATTCGTCTCTGTAGATTCTTCTGTAGCCGCCTGTTTGCGGACTCTCTCAATCTTCGCTCGCCACCTCGCCGACGAAGCAAAAATGCCACGTCAACACCCTCTTGTTTTTTTAGCGGTTTTCTAGCTTTGCCTTGCCTCTCCCAGATCGTGTAGCCTAATTTCTTGATGTTCGGCCCAAATCCGTGAGGGTAAATTTCTCGGCTTCCGCCTTTCATTATCTTGGCTGACGTTACCGACTTTTTCGTTTTTCGTTTTTTGCCTCTTGCGATCGCCGGAGTTTGTTTTGGACTGAAAAACTTAATCGGTATCCTGATGTCTTTGATCAAAAGTTTTCCGCCTGCTACGTCACTTGACAGTGCGTCAGCCTTAGCAAAAAACAACTTAATCCTCGACTCAATTAATGCTTTCGGTGTCTTGCTGCTGTACGGGCTTTTTTTGACGTGTACTAATTCGCGAATCATCTTGCCAGCGTCGAGCCGCAAGCCTTTTACGGTTGCGTTGACCGCAACACGCTTCGCTAGCTTAATTTCTTCTGCTGTTGCTTTTTGCCTCTCAATTAGCCGATTGATTTGATTGGCTTGAATGAAAAGGTTGATCATTGCAACAGAAGCCTTACGATGCCCGTTGAGTCAGCCTGAACGCGAACCACTGCTCGTCGCTCTGCTGTCTCACCGAGCCGAAGAGCTACGCCGATTTCATCGCCGCCAGTCTCGACCTCGGTAGCCGATATGCCGAGCGTTGCATCATTCAGTACACGCACAACAATCGATTGCGACTGCACATCGCCTAATTCCGGAACGACAGACAGTTCGTCGCGAAGCACCATTGCGGTAATCACACGCGAACCACCTGCCGCTGGATAATAGGTGACGGTCTCGCCGAATTGCCGAAGCAGTCCACGCGCGGCCGTCTTTTGAAATTGCGTCGCAAATCGATTTGTCATTGCTGCCTACTAGGTCGTGATGTTGCCCAGAAGAAAACCAGCGTCTTTGTAAAGAACGATTTCATCCACGTCATGACGAACGCGAATGATATCGCTGCGGGTCTGCTCTTCTCGGTAGCTTTCAACCGTTCCGCCGACTGCTGAGCCGTCTGCCGACCAATGGAATGTTCGGCCAATGCAAGGCTCGCGGAAATCTTGTCCAGTGGCGATCTTGCAAACCATTGCATATTCGCTAGACCAAATCTGTTCTGGATCAACCGTCTGGCCTTCCTTCGCGCTGTTCTTGCTGCCGCCAGCAACCAGGATATATGGCAAATCAAATACCTGTGCGAGCATTTGAACTGTGACATCTGATGGCTTCGTCGGATCGCCAGCACCAGCCGACTGAATGCGGTCGATCACCTCATCGCTATTGCGAAGATTGCGAAAAACTTTGTAGTTCATAACGAGCGCATTGGCCCACAAACCACTGTTGTCGTAAATCTTCTGAACAGCATTTTCGACATCGACGATTGGTGTTGATGCCGCAGCGTCATCCCACTCGTTGGTGATGTTGTTGAAGTACGCTGCACCAGTCCAGGTCGTTGTATTGAACACAGCAGCCGCGACTCGCTCTTCGTGAGCGCGAAGCACGGCATTGTAGGCGCGAGCGGTGCTGATTACTTCAGCGTCAAAATACTCGGCATACATCTGAGCCTCACGATCATCGACAGGCTCTTCTGCGCCGTGCTCTTCGCAAGCGTAGGTGCTAGTCGTGAAGGTAAACTTGCCTCGGTTGTACCCGCTACCTGGGGCGCGCTTGGTATCTCGCTGCTGAAGCAATTGCTCAACAGGAATTATACCGAATACACCTGCTTGCGACTGTACATCGGTCACAGGAAAAACTTGCGAGGCAATGAAACCTCGTTGATCCATGGCCAAGTCGAACTCCATCAAGGAATCCGCAAGGTCTGGTCGTAGCGTTGCTAATGAAGTCGAGGGACTTGGCATCGTTCTAATCTCCTTCCCATGTTTGTGAAAAACCTAAACCGTATAAAGAACCAGTGCGCTTCAGTGGCCACATCCACGCACCGGCCATGGGATTTGTTACGCGAGCACAGGTGCTGTTGCACCGTCAGCGTCGTTGCCTAACTGAACCGGAATCCACGAGTCACCGTCCCACAGAAGCAATGCAAAATCGCCTGCGTCTGCGAATGTGATAGTCGTCCCACCCGTCAAACTGGTTGGAGTCAGCGTGCCGTCGCCACCGTCCACGATTAACTGCACTTTCTTCAGTTGGCCTGCAAATGTGCCGTTTGCTAAGGTCAACGCATTAGCACCGGTGGTGGTTACTGCGGTGTAATAACTGGTGACGTTAATCGCACCGGCACCAGATAACGCTTGCTGGGCTGCTGCTAGGATACCGCCTGGGACGCCGCCGCTTGCTGTCATCACTTCGATGATGTCGCCATCAGTCGTAGATGTCTCTAGGGCGATGCCTTCCATAACGCTACCATCGGCAGCGATTTTTCCGCCAGTTGCGGCATAGACTGGATTGCCTGCGGTGATTGCTTCACTGGCAACCATTTTTCGCGTTCCGGCTGCGGTTCGCAGTCGCACGCTGCGAACATCTAAATCTGCAAACGAAGCATCTTCAAGTGTGCCTAGCATTTGCTGTGTAGCACTTGCAGCAGCCAGCTTACCAGCCGACAAGACAACGCGAAGGTACTGCCCGATTGCAGCACCCGCAGTGAATGCCTTTGTGTTTGTATCTACAAAACTTGCCATCTTCAAAACCCTCTATTTTTATGTTCGATATGTGTCAAAAAAAATTACACGCGATCGCGAAGCATTTGCTCACGCAATCCCGGATTCTCACGGTTAACGCGACGAACCGCCGTTACCTTATCCATACCCTTTGCGGTATAAACTGCGATCGCATCGTTCCATCGTGCTTTTGCATTGACAATCGGTGCGACAGAAGATGCAACAGGTCTCACTCCAACACGAGCCTTCATAACAGGCTCTTCCTTGGGTTCCTGCGATTTCATCTTTTCTTCGTCATACTCTGCCTTCATCTTGGCCATCTCTTCCTGTGCGGCTGCGAGTTGCATTTTAAGCTCCTCATTTTCCATCTTGAGTTCTTCCATGAGAAGCTCAGCCACATCTTCCATTGACATCTCTTCTTCCATTGCCTTTACGATTAGCTTGTCGCTTACCGTTTTGCCAAACTTCGCCTTGATGCCTTTCGCAGTCGCAGCGACCTTTTCAGTTGCCATAGTCGTAATCTCCTTTGGCACGCTTCCATCGCCGACCGGATCGCCACTGACTTTCAGCGACGCAAGCACCCGCGTTGGCATCTTAAATTGTGATTCGATAGTTCTCGATTGCTTACGAGACGACAGCACGCTATCGACCAGACCTGCGGCCTTTGCGTCGTTTGCTGTGTACCATGTCTCGCTTTGCATGATTTCTTTGATTTCGCTAGCAGTCTTGCCAGTACGCTCGCTGTAGGCTGCAAGCATCGAGGACTCTAGCTTATCGAGCAATTCCGCTGTCTTGCGATGATCCTCGCGATCGCCTTCGGTCAGTGTGTATGGCGAATGAATCATCACATAACCATTTTCGGTAATCTCGACCGATTCGCCTGCCATCGCGATAAATGAAGCAATGGAAAATGCTGCTGACTCAATGACAACTCGACTTCCTGCTGGCCAGCCTGCAATCGCGTCATGAATCGACATTCCATCAAAAACGCTTCCGCCTTCGCTATCGATTCTCACCAGCAGTGGCTTCTGCCGATCTGCTGCGTCGAGCTGTTGCTTGACTTGCTGTGCAGTAATGCCTGGATAACCGATTGGACCGTAAAGTTTTAGTTCGTTTATACTGCCTTCTGCTGTGATGCTATTTTTTGCGTTATCTTCGGCGTTCATTTGTCGCACCAATTTGCTCGCCCATGCTTGACCAGGATCGCCGCCCCATAGCGCCCAAGCAATGCGACCCGCTGACGGAAATCCATCCTCGCCCGGTGAAAAGCCTTCGCCTTTCTTATCAACTTCATGACGATCGAAGTAAGCCTTCATGCGTCGAGCAGTTTCCGGTGAAATGTTTTTTCCGTTCGATAAATCGCGCGCTCTAGCGACACCAACAGCCGTTCCGCCTCGATTGTGCTCGCGTCTCCACTCCAATCCGCGACTCGCTTCCTCGCGAACGCCTTCAGGCGGTGTGAAGTTAATTGACTCATACTTGGCTACTGCACTAAGCTGCATCGTCAGGCTCCTTCAGCTCTGGAGCATCAATCCTGCCGTCGAGTGCATCATCGATTAGTGCCTTGACACTGGCAGACGACAACCCAAGGCCGCCTAACATGACCTCAGCCATCACTTGCGACATCGTGCCTGCGATCAGTTCGCCTAGCACATCGTTAATTGCCTTTCGGTTGCGACTCCATTGTTGGCGACTAACCTCCTTGTATTCACCGGCCCCAAGCTGAACCTGTGGCTGGTCGATTTGTGTAGCCTGTGCCTGCTGCTGAAGTGCCTGCGGGTCTTGCATCGTCATTTGAATGCCGGTTGGCATCGGTAGACTAATTAGTTCACGCCAATGAATGGGCGCGTCGGTAAACTGTGCGTTGATTCGCTGTGCGGCCGATTTCGCTTTAGTGATCGCGTATTCCATATCGGCGATCGTTTCGTCGGCCACAACTTCCCAGTCGCGACCACGTTCCTGATGCAGCCTGCGCGGACTGATCAAACCATTTTGCAATCGAATCTGATCGCCCTGTGCGTCGGCTACTGGATCGATATACTCCCAGACAGGTGCTGACCAATGATGCCCAAAAACATTGACTGTCGAGGGTACATTGCGAAGTGCTGGATCTTCAGCAAGCCATTGCCGGACCTTCCAGCGATAGACTGGCTCATGGAATCGCTTAATGATGTTGCGCTGATTCGCCTTGAATCCTTTGCGTGCCTCGTCGACAGCACCACGCCAACCGCTAAAGTTGGTTTCACTGCCATCCATCAGCACCAAACAAAGAGGCAATCCGAGGTTAACGCCGATGGTTTGCAAAATCGTCTTGAGCTGAAACTCGTAGCCTGCACCCGGAATATCAGGCGAAAAGCCCTGCAACTCTTCCCCGGGCTGCCCGATGATTTCCATCCCCGGTGCGATGTTTTCGATGTATCGCGTTTCGCCTGTGCCGCTGATCTCAGTTGTGCTTTCTCCATAGCTCGGCGTTAAGTGCGGAGCCTCTGGAATGAATTGTCGCTTGCGGAATATTGCAAAACACGAGGCAACCTGCCGCTGAACTAGCATTGCGAAATCAATGTCTTCGCGCATTCCCGCCACTGCAAAAATCGGTGCGAATGCCGTGATGCCTCGCGTCTGCGTCATGCGTCGCGGGTTGTATGTATGGAAGATTTGTCGATAACCTTCCTCGGACCAGACCGGCAATTGCACTTCCTGTGACTTGCTTCGATGCGGATTGATTGGATCTGCAATGAGCCAATAACTGATACGCTTGCGAAACTCATTCATTTCCACGCCGAAGATGGTATTTTCTCTTTGCGTAAAAGTGCGTATTTGATGAGCTTCCCAGGCTTGCAGCGTGCCCTCGTCAGTACCCACTTCGATAATGTCGCCATCGACTAGCATCGCGCGGCAGTTGAAACGCTCAAAATCATGAAAGGTAAACTCTGCCTGCGCGTCGCATTCTTCCGGCGAACTAGACCATGCTTGCCACCTGTCATACAAGTCGCGATCTAGTACCGGATCGCCTGTCTGCGGTTCTATCGTGAAGCCGTCTTGAATGATGTTATCGACTGCTCGCGTTACTGTTTGGCCGACTAGCGAATCGTTGCGATCCATGTCGCGGGCTTTTTCGATGTCGTCGTAGTAGTGCTGCTCGACTCGATAATGGTAATCGGCTGTACTACCCTGCGGTGCTAGTCCAGTTCGTCGACGCACGAATCGCGACTCTCGCGACATATCGTAGTCGCTGCGAAATTCATCAAACGTCTGAACGACCGTCTGCTTTTTGCGGCGACTCATCGGCGAAATCCTTGTGCAACAGACAAGAATCGCACCGATGCGTTATTTGCCGAGGTTACTGCACCAGCTGCATCGACAAGCTGCTGTGCCTTTGTCATTAAGCTCTTGACCGTTTCCGGTGCAATCGACATCGAAGAGCCTTGGTCGGATTGGCTGGCTGGCGACAAAATGAGATACTGGATCGCCGCAGTTAAAAACGATTTTGCCTTGGCAACATCATTTGTCGCTGCGAAGTCGGCATTATCCGTCAGTGTATCAATCACCGTGTCGATTGTGGTTGGCATATTGCTCCGCAATTTTCTCTGCGAGCCAGCGATAAACGTCGGCAGACTTTTTCACGTAGCGACCGGATTTCAATTTGGCGTTCTGCGATTTGAGCGCGGTTAGAATCGCCTTGAATGCGATTGCTTCTTTGTGGTTCAGCGCAGTGTCGATTCTTCGCGTCGCGTAACCATCGATCTCGGTTGCAAACGGTATCGTAATACCTAAACTGATCAGCTCTTCTTTTTTTGCCTTGGTAATCTCGGAAGTTTCCGAAATTGATTCGTGTTGATATGCTTCGAGTGTTGGCAATTCGTCCATTTTTTTCTTCCCCATGGCTACGTCCTTTTACTGGCAACAAAACTGCGACCCCAAGGATCGCGAAACTGATTGATTGTTTTTCGAGGCTCCTGCTTTGCTTTCGGCAGTATTGTTTCGCGCCCATCAAGCACCTTTATCCCAACACACGCTGCTGCGGCTGACGCCATTGCTAGTGCATCGAGCCAGTGATTATTACGGCTTTTCAGGACTAGCTTCGGCTTGACTGCTCCGCCATGGACTGGAATTAACTGCAGCTCCTCGGCAACTATATGATGTGCGAATGATAGGTGGCGTTTTTTGTCGCCTGCGTGATTGTAGATCGCAATGCTGCCTGCGTTCCTTCCACCTGCTGCATCATAGCTTTCGATTAAAAACCGTTGGTGGCACCATGTTTTCCAGTGCTCTGTGTTGAGGTTATAGAGCCACAACGCCTCGTTGTTTTGCTTCGAGGCAAACGCTTGCGGGAATGGTATTCGATCGTTTGTCCTAGCTTGCGGCATCCTAAAGCGTGCGGCATCCCAGCCCTTTGATGGAAAAAACGGACGCCCTAACTTGCGACACGCCGTGTAAACAGCGTCGCTGTAGGCACCGGAATCGATAAACACTAACAGCGGATTGCTCGCTCGCATGTCGTCAGCCCATGCTTCGAGTGCTGCAAGCAAGGCCGATTCGATGGCACTTTGCTCACTCTGGAATGTTAGGCCGTAAGTCTCCATCACGCCGTAGTCAGTAATAGTTCCGATTGCTGGGTTCTGCCACGCCACTTTCACCCAGTGTGAACTGTGCTTTCCGATGTCCAGTCCAATCGTCACACACTCAGTGTCGCGCGGTAGTTCGTTCTGCAGCTCTAACGCTAGTCGCATTTGCACCTTTGCGGCTGTCAATCCATTGCCTTCGATCGCCTCTTCTTCTTCCGGATCGTTTTGGTACTCGGTGCGAAACGCTGCCATCGATGTTTCCGCGATCTTATTCCATGCTGCTTGCAGTGCCGAATGCACGAGCTGCTTCCCGTCCTTTTCGACTTCTTGGAAGTCCTCGACTAGCATCACATGCCCTCTGTCCATGTCTTCACGATTTGCCGCGTAGTATTCCGTAGCTGCGACTTCGCCTTCGGTGTTTCGCTTCGCGACATAGGTGAACCACGCATCCATGTTGTCTGGCCACTTCTCAATTAACGCAAACCGCTGTCCGTTGAATGCGGGTTTGATCTTCGGGTCTGTTACCCGCCATGAATAGCAGTAACGGTTCTGCACTGTCGTTAGCAATGCGATGGCGATGTTGTCGCCTAGTTCCCCTAACCCTGCCACGTCCTGGTCAACCATCATTTCGCGGGTTGCTATCTGGTCTAGCGATGACGCACTTTCGCGGGTTTCCGGGTCATCAATTAGCACGAAGCTGGGCCTGTCTCCATCGATGTTCACACCACGGAACGCACTATCTAAGCCGTAGTAAGACATCTTCACGCCACCATAGTGCGAACCTGGGACATAGGGCAGCGATAGATAGTCGTTGGCTGTCCACACGATTCGCGTTAGTTCGCCATCCACATGCTGCTTGCCTGCCCGCTGTGGTGCACCCTCTAACGCACGCACTGGGTGGCACACCTCTGGGAAGTCCTCATATAGCAGTTCGTTGTTTGTTATCTTACTGCGGAAGTCCTTGTAGATTCGTCCTGCTAGTTCGCTAGTCGCTGCTATCACTAGCGGGAATCGCACCAATCCCGCGAAGATTAAATAGACTAACATCCCCTTCGCCAGTTCCGTCTTCCCAACCCCACGCGGGGCTGCGACTGCTTGGCGCCCGCCATACTTCGCCCTGTCGTATATGGTTTCAATCATCACACGATGCAACCGCGAAAACGAACGGTGATAACGTGACGCGAAATAGGTGCGTAGAAATAGTTCCGGGTCGCGTAGGCATTGTTCGCGACGCTGCGGGTTCTTGATTTCAGGGATAACAATGCGTGCCGCCTCGCTGCGAACTAATCGCTTTCGCGTGACATCGGTGCTGCGTTCATCGCTGGCGGTGCTGCTAGGTATCAGCGTCGATAGTATCGCCGCTTGATCCGGCTTCGATAGCCCGCTGAGCAATTGTGTCAAATCCGAGCTGCTGAGCGACGCCAGCGATTCGATGAAGGCTTTCCATGGTGAGCCGTTCATGGTGGTGCTCGTCATTCTGATTTAGCTTTTCCTGTTCAAGATTGAGTGAGTCTGCGTGCATGAGTGCCCGTGCTGCGGCTGTCTTTTCCCGTGGTGATGTGTTCTTGTCTGCGAGAATAGCGATCAACGCATTCATGATCTTTTCGCGAAACTCTGGCTTGATAGGCCAGCGTTCGCGGAGTGCTCGTTCCATCATGCGGGTATCACGAATGCCCATGTCAAAGCGTCCGAGTCGGATTTGCACCGCTCTCTACCGCCTGGATGGCGGTCGTGTCGCTATCTACACTTCGGACGCGCTTTGGATATGGTTTGCGTAGTGGTTCGATTCGCTTTCGCATTTCGTCATCAAGTGGCATAAGGTAGCGATGCTTGGAAGATCCTTTGACAACCTTAACGTCCGGATGCTTTTCCATTCCTTTATAGGAGTTTCTGAAAGACCTTCCTTGCCATCTTTTTCCCTTGTATATGTATTCATCGCTCGCCGCAGTTCTTCCGATGTAAGCCCAGTTTCCACCCTGATAGATTCCTCCGTGATGGCCTTGTTCTGGATCTGCAAATGAAACGATTAGTCTGAGCCCAGGGTTTGTTCGCTTCAAAAACTTAACAGCCAAAGCGACAATCCTAGTAACTTGCGAAGCGTGCTTTTTTAATGCCACCCTAACAAGTTCGCATCCTTGATCCGAAGTCAGTCCATAACGCTTTACTAAATCCGATGTTGCCCCTACTCCAAAAATAACAACGCCGACAAAAACTCCGCTTTCCCATGCCCCGATTTTTACCAGCTTGCTCTTAGGAACGCATTCGCTGTAATGCCAATTCTCACAAGCATACTTCGCTGCTTCATGCGTTGCCCAGTCAATTCGCAAATCAGACTTGCTCACGGCAATCAAACTCCTTTCGGCAATGCGGACACGTCACCATCTTCGGCTCAAGTTGGTCGAGTTGCCCTTGGTCATCTTCGGTGCCTGGTGCAAAGTCTGGTTGCAACTCTGCAAGCTCTTCTTCCGTGAACCCAGCGACTTCCATCAACTCTGGGTCATCAGCCAGTAGGCCGTTCAATTGTGCCGATAGAACTTCATCGTCCCATTCTGCTAGTTCTGCGGTTCTGTTATCCGCGATGGCATAGGAAATGGCATCAGAACTTTTGAGGTCGGTTATAACGCAATTGATCGTATCCCAGCCAAGCCGCTTCGCTGCTTCTATCGTTCCGTTACCTTTGCGGACGACATTAGATGAGTCAATGACAATAGGCGTTTGCTGTCCAAACCTGCGGAGGCTTGCAACG